TACTAAATCACTCTCCGTTAGTACTGTAACAGGTCAATTACAGGCTGAAAATGCTGCTAGTGGTGTTGCTAAGATCTTAGATCAATCTGAGTCAACTGAAGATAAGGAAGTTCAGATATCCTATTTCACTGTGGCAGAAAAGCTACTATGGGGCAAACTTGCCACAAGTATTTACCCAGTATGGGTACAAACAGGGCAACTAGCACCTGAGTTTGCATCAATGGCTTTGTCTCAAGAGTTTGAGCTAGCTATTTCATTCCCATCTCAAAAGGTTGTAATCTCTGAGGCTGAGGCAGTTGAGCTTGAGATTAAGAAGCTAGATAACGGGCTAACCACTCACCACATGGCAATACAAGCAATCAACCCTGAGTATACTACCGAAGAGGTAGAGCAAGTAATGCATGAGATTGCAGCGGAAAAGAAAATAGAAATGCAAATTATTGACGAGGCGGCAAACGATGGCAGCCAAGATCAAGTTATCAATTGATGTAGTAAGGCTTTACAATTCTGGACAAAGTAATGCCGCTACACGTAGGGCTGTTGCACCTATTCTATCGAATGACTTTTTTCGTCGTGAGTTTGGTAGGCGTGTGATTGAAGAGATTAAAAACCGCACTCAAAGGGACAATATAGATAAGGACGGTAGGACTTTTAAAAAGTATTCAAAGTCATATAAGGAAAGCTTAGCCTTCCAAGTTTACGGTAAGTCCTCAACTGTAAACCTTACCCTATCAGGCGAGATGCTAGCCAACATGGATGTTGTAGGTACGCCAGCGCGTAGTGTAGTAATTGCATTCCCTTCTCAAGAACAAAACGACAAGGCTCATGGTCATGTGTTTGGCGGTGGATTTAGAAGCGCGCTACCTGTGAGAGACTTTTTTGGTCTACCAGAAAAAGACCAACGCAAGATTCTAAACGAAACCATAAAAGACTTTAACGCAGACGCTGAAATATTCTTTGATATACCACCAGTTAGTGCTCAAATTACATTAGAGGATGAGTAATGGGATTACGCATCAAAGGGCTAGATAAGTTACAAAAAGAACTAGAGCAAAAGATAAACGTATTTAACGCACAATTCAGACTTAAACTTGGGATGATGGCTCGTGATTTAATCTATAAACGAGTTAAATCAGGATATGGAACTAATAACCTACAGCCTGGCAATGCTAAAAGAGCACGTTTAAAACCATTATCTAAGTCATACGTAGAACAGAGAAGAAAACGTAAACTAGGTTCATTTGGTTCACCTGGTAGGTCTAACCTAACACTATCTGGTCAAATGCTTGACGCTATTCTAGTTCAAGCAAATGCGCGCGGCATCAAAGTTTATATTGATAACTCAAAGCGTGATGATGGGTATACTAATGCAGAGATTGCAGAGTTTGTACAAAAGGCGAGACCATTTTTCGTTTTGACACAAGATGAGTTGATTGTTTTAGTAAGAGAGATCGAAAGAGAATTAAGAACAAAAACTAGACGATAATAAAAAAGGAATATAAAATGAGTGATAATACGTCTTCCGGTGGGGACAACTCGGCTGCCAGTGGCGCCGCTGATGGGAATGAATCTGTTACCAGTGGTACAGATAAAGGCTATCCAAAGGAATTTGTTGAGAAGCTTAAGAAGGAAAAGGACAACCACGCAAAGGCTGCTCACGCTTTACGTGCTGAACTTGAATCTTTTAAGGCAGCTTTACAAGACCGCGAAAAGCAAGAGCTAGAAGAGAAGCAAGAGTTTAAAAAGCTTTATGAGGCAGAAAAGGCCCGCGCCGAAACTGTATCTAAAGACTTAGCAGGGATGCAAGAGCGTATCAAACAAGCAACGATTAACACTCAAATCAGAAATGAATTAGTGAAACGCGGCTTAGATGAGGCTCATGTAGAGACTGCTTTAAAGCTTGTAGATCGTTCAGCTGTAGCAATTGATCCAGCAACGCAGTCAGTTGTGGGAGCGGATGAGGTAGCTAAAAAATTCCATGAAGCTCATGCAGGGCTAGGATTCTTTAAAAAATCATCGGCTGGCACAAACCAGTCAGCAACACTTAACATTACTTCTGGCGCACCTGATTATTCAAAGTTGAGCCAGGAGCAAAAACTAAAGCTACTCTCTACTATGAAGCGAAACGCGTAAATAAGTCGGGGGTAGTTTCGGGGGAAACTAAATGGCTAATATTTTTAAGGCATCAATTGATGCTGTATCTCAAGAGATCGTTGATTCGTTAGTACAACAAGAATTGATTCAATCGTTGGTGCTTGCACCTACTTTGAATGACGTGTCTGCTCGCGTTATGGGCGGCATGGATAAGTTGAAATTGCCTCGCACTGGTTCTTTCACTGCCGCTGCTAAGTCTGACGGCGTTGATCTAACCACTCAGGCTTTGACTTTCGCAACTGACGACTTAAACCTTGACCAATACTACGGCGTGTTTACTACAATCGAACGCATTGCTTCATTGCAAGCTAATGTGGATCTATTGGGTGAAGTTGCTAAGCGTATGGCATCTGCTCTTGCATACGAAATGGATGCAAAGATCTATGCTCAAATGAAGCTCACTAGCGCTGCCGCTCCTGACCATAGATTGCTTTATGACAACGATCCTACTGCTACCCTTGGTAAGAACGACTTCATTAAAGCTAAGAAGCTACTTAAGATTCAAAACGTACCAATGGGCGATGGCAAATTGTTTTGCGCTATTAGCCCAGAGCGTGAGTCTGATGTCTTGAAACTTGCTGACTTTGTCGATGCTGACAAATGGCAAACAGGCTCTGAATCTGCAAAAATGAATGGTGTTATCGGCCGCATTTACGGATTCAACGTTGTAGTATCTAACGTTGTTGAAGACGCTGCTTCGATCTTCTACCACTCTGATCACGTTGCTTGGGCACGTCAGTTACAACCTACCATGGACACTGACCAAAACGTACCTGCACTAGGTGTAAACGTTGCTCTTTCCCACTTGTACGGCTGCAAAGTCACACAAGCTGGCAAGATGGGCGTTCTACTTGGTACAGCTGCTTAATTAAATTGGCGGGGGGTTATGAAGCCCCCCGCTTCTTTTTAGGGGTTTATGGCTAATATTCGTGTTGTTCCTAGATTTGTAGAAGCAGCAACTAAGGACGGGCTTAGTAAGGCAGTGCTTGCTTATCAGGTTAGACGATCTGGTGTAGTAAAGATCATTTCTATTAGCCAAGACCTAACAAGTAAGAAGTGGGTGTGTTGGTTCTACGACGAAATTAAACACGCTGGTGATAGATGAGTATTGTTGATTTTAACCCAACACGCGGCGCACTAGACGACAGAGAGAATGAAGCTTTTGTATTAGTAGATGGCAAGTATCATAAGGCTGTTTATTCTAGAATATCTAACGCACTTGTAATTGAGTCATTTGACGCAATAGGCGCTACATACCCAACAGCTACAACAGAAGTTTATTCTTATTACACAGGCGGCCTAGCTGGTACACTTGTCGCAACTGTTACTGTGACATACACTGATTCTACAAAAGAAGTACTTGTGTCTGCGGTGCGTACATGAGCTTTAAATTTAATCCACTAACTGGGCAGCTTGATCTTGTAGGTTCTAGCGGTGGATCTTCTAGTCAAGAGAATTTTTCTTATTCAACAGTAGTAACTGGTTCAACTGTAACTATACCGATCTATCAACAGATGCTTTATGTTGGACCACTAACAATTGATGGTACGCTTGTAGTTGATGGCGCAGCTATAGAGGTTATCTCATGAGCATAGTAATTAAAGAAGAAGTGCTAGCATCAATACCAACACCAGCAACAGACAAAACAACTCTATTTGTCGATATAGCTGACGGTAAGCTTAAAAGAAAAAACGACGCTGGCACTGTAGTTGATCTAGAGTTAGGTGCAGTATCAAGCTTTAATGGTAGAACTGGCGCGGTATTGCCTGTAGCTGGCGATTATGTAGCAAGCGATATAACAAACATTCCAGCTGGTAACATATCCGCAACGTTTGTACAGGCTGCGATAAATGAACTAGACACAGAGAAGCTTGCTGCCTCTCATGCTGGCACTGGTGGTAGTGCACACGCGCAAGTAACCACGTCAGTTGATGGCTTTATGATAGCAGCTGACAAGACTAAGCTTGACGGTGTGGCAACAGGTGCAACAGCTAACTCAAGTGATGCAACACTACTTGACCGCGCTAACCATACTAATACGCAAGCTGCTGCCACAATAACAGGAACAAGCAACCAGTTTGCTAACTTTGATTCCTCTGGTTTTTTGCAAGCTACACCTGGTATTTCTGTAGACACAAACACTGGTGGAATATTTCAAAACAAAACATTCCAACCTAATAATGCAACTGGGTATTTTCTTTTAAATACTGGGTATATGGGGGTTGATCCATTACAGGATTCTCCTGATGACACCTATGCGCTTTATCAGCCACAAATTGACTTTGATCCTAACTCCTCTGGTTTTACATCTGGTACAAACGGCGAAGCTGCTACTATGTACGCACCAAACTTTAGACATAAAGGCACTGGCGACATAGGTGGTATAAACTTTACCAAGAATAACTTTGATATAGGCAATGGAACTGATCCAATAACAGTAAAGGGCGTTGCGTACTCTCTTGGCTTCGGATCATTTCAAGACGGCGTTACAGTTAACGGGCCTTTGCAGGGGTATGGGTTTCAACCATCAGCAACGGCTTCTGTAACAATGACTCCTGCTGCATATACAAACGTGTTTTATGACTTTTCAAACATGGCTTGCTCCGTACCTGGTTGGTCTAGTTTTTCAGCCGGTCCACAACTAGCAGAGATTCAGAATAACGGGAATTACACTGGAGTTAACTTTAACCCCACTATTCCATTATTCACAGGTAATGCGGGCGCTACTATCATAGGTATAATCGGTAACTATGGAACGTTTGGCACTGGTGCATGGAATGGCATACATATTAATCCAACTGTAACAGCAGGTGTAAACGCAACAGGTGTTTATATAGACATGAGTAACGTTACTGTTAGTGGTAACAAACTAGCTCTTGATGTTGTTGGCGATGTATCAATTAATGGCTCGCTTTCATTTACTGGTGGTTTATCAATTGGGCAATTAAACGCATTTTATTCAACAAACCCAGTTAATGGAGGTGGAAACCCAGCCACACTTCACGGGTTAGTAACTGAAATGGTAGGCCTTAACGGAGTCACTACAGCAAACTGTGACGCTATTGGTGTAAACACATCAATGCTTATACAGCTTCAAGCAAACTCTATTAATACATCTGGAGCGTTTGGGTTAGGGTTTACAGCTGTCGCGTTGCCTTGCGTAGTTGAAACCCATACAGGCTCAACACTAGATTTTATGAGCGGTGCAACTTATGCAATCAATCTGTCTGGTACTTCAACAGGTGGTACGATTGACCGTGTTAACTTATGCCGTGCCGTATGTATTCCAAACGGTATTACAACAATAAATGAAGCTGTTTACTACTTAGCTCACGCACCTTTTGGTGATGTTGGCACTGACTCATGGGGATTCTACGCAGAATCTACAGCTATGAATAACTACTTTGCAAACCTTGTACGTATAGGTGCAGGTAACGATAAAGTATCAGGTGGGCAAGCCCTAGAGGTAGTTGGTACCGTTCAATTGAATGGTGATATAGGATTTTTCGGTGTTGCTGAGGCACCACAACAAACAGGCGGAGCAGCAACAGCTGGTGGAACATATACAGCCACTGAGCAGGGCATGTTGCAAACTGTTTATGATGCGCTTAGAACATATGGACTGTTAACTTAAAGGAATTTTATGCCATTACTAAAATCAATATCTTTAAACGGATCAAGTATTACAGCATCGTTTTGGGTACCAGCAGCATTAGAGGTAGACTTCACTTCTAATACCTCAATAATTAAACTAGCAGGATATGTTAACGGAGAACTATATGCATCTGGTGATAAACCTATTATGTATAAATCTATTCGCTGGACTGGTAGTGATAACCCCATAAACATAACTAATATGCAGGCAGGTACCGCGTTTGCAGCAGCGTTTAATAAACTTATACAGGAACAAGATAATCCATTGTTACCACCTAACCCATTTGCAGGGGGGACATTAGTATGACTATAGATCAAGCAATCCAAATAATAGACCAGCTATTATCAATGGCACCTGTAACTAGAGCTGCACACGCACAAGGAATTGAAGCATTAAAGCTGTTAGCTTCTGAGCTAAAGAAAAAAGAGGCTAAAGATGCTATACCAGTGGCTTAGAGTTCTATATTCAGACAACGGTGTTTTAACTGATTACAGTATTGAAGCACAAAACGACACTGTACCTGCTGAGCTAGTAGCAGCTCAAGATTATATTTACATTGGTCAATACTATCCGTTTAACAACGTTTATATTGAACTAGATACGGCCAATACAAACGCATCTATAATGTCAGTTGAGTATTGGAATAGTAAGCAATTCGTACCGGCGGTTGATATACTAGACGCGACTAAGGTTGCAGGTGTTACGCTAGCGCGAAACGGCGTTATTCAATTCTCACCAGACATTGATAATAACTGGACACAAGTTAGAGATACTTCAAAACAAGATGCACCAACTCACTTACAAACCCGTGAGATGTACGATCTATATTGGGCTAGGTTAAAGGTATCTGCTGACTTATCTGCTGGTACTATTCTAAAGCGCGTTGGTTATTCTTTTTGCACAAACGCCATGTTGTCTGGAATAGATCCAGAGATATCCCAGTATCTAACTCCATGGGGTGGTAGCTCGAAACTAAACTGGGATGAGCAAATACAACTAGCTAGCTTGCACCTTGTTGCTGACCTACGTAGTCGCGGCATTGTAATACACCCTGGTAACATCCTACGGTTTGACGATGTGGCTTTAGCTACGGCTTATAGAACGCTTGCGATTATTTATGGGCCATTAGGTCAGGCATTTGATTCAAGGCGTTTGCAGGCTCTTGAGCAATACAAAGAGCTTCTAAATGTGAAGCGGTTTACGATTGATTCTAATACTGACGGTAGGGTTGATCGTTCAGAGATTAATAACACAGTGGGGCAAATGATCAGATGAGTGCAATTAGCCTAGCTTATGACGCATTAGATACACTTATTTCTACCACATTGCCAGCTGCTAGTGGTTGGGCTGAGCTAATCAATCCATACGTGCCAGAGGAAAATGATGAGCTTACTTACGAGAAGGCATGGGGCTTAGCCTTTGGTCCAGGTAACAACACAAATAGGGTAGTGGGATGCGAGATGAGCATACAGCGGTCATTTACTGTGACGCTATGCCGCAAAACGTTTGCAGGTGTTCTTAACCGTAAACCTGAGCAGTTATTAGCAAGAAAAGCCGCAGAAAAGGCATTGTTTGAAGATTTGAAGTTGGTAGTGAATGAGCTTGAGAAAAACGTGACAGTGAATAACTCCACGCCAATTATCAAGACGGTTTATGTCGCTGATTCAGGGCTTGAATTTATAAGAGATGACAGTCAGAATTTACTCATGATCCGCGCTGAGTTTAGTACAGAATACTTTGAAGCGTTGGTTTAAAATTTAAAGGGGGGCCTCATGGCCGAAACAACTAGAAAATCAGTATTGGCTATTAAAAAAGAAGTTACATCTGGCACTCCCGTGATGCCTACAGCAGGTACAGACTTTGTCACCTTACAGGACGGCTTTGAATTAATCCCATCGTTTGAAACACTAGACAATAATGAGTTGTCCCCTAACGTTGGATCTAAAGCCCCTATCCTAGGGATTGAAGCGCCTACCGCAACAGTGTCGCATTACTTTAGACACTCAGGAGTTGAAGGCACCGCACCTAACTATGATGAGCTTGTAGAGTCTGCTATAGGTGAGAAGGTAGCTGCACACGCAACTGAACGCTTACTTGATGCCGGATCTACCGCAGGTAGCGCTACCGCAGCTGCTGTAATTGAATTTCTTGGTGGAGAGGGTGCAGACTTTGAGCGTGGTAAGGCCGTTCTTTTAAAAGATAGCGTCAACGGTTATGCCATCCGCAACATTGAATCCATTGCTACCGACACCGCAACACTAGGTTTTAACCTAGTAGGCGCTCCAGCCGCAGGCGTGGCAACCGGCAAGGCTGTACTATACAAGCCGTCTGATACTCCACCATCTTTAACCCTTTCCTTATATCGTGGTAACGGTGCGGCTCTAGAAGTAGAAGCTGGCGCGCGCGTAGCTGAGATGACCATTGAGGCTGTAGCTGGCGAGCTTTTAAATATGAGCTTCAGCATGGAAGGTACTAAGTACCACTTCGATGCAATCGAAATTACTGCATCAACTGATACTATCGACTTCAATGATGGCGGCGTGAAGGTTGCAACTGTAGCAACTGGAGTTTACTCAGATCCACATGAGCTAGCCTCAGCACTACAAATTGCAATGTTAGGTGTAAGTACGGGCATCACAGTTAAGTATAACGATTCTGGCGCATCTGCTGGTAAGTTCACAATTGCTAAGGCATCAGGCACTTTGTCTCTGCTTTGGAGCACTGGCGCAAATACAGCTCAAACCATTGGTGGTAAGCTTGGATTTGTAACTGCTTCCGATGACACTGGTTTCCTTACATATACCAGTGACAACGTACAGTCATGGTCAGCTCCTTACACCCCAAGCGTTGACACAAATGCTAACCCATTAGTGGTTAAAGCCTCTGAGTTAATGATCGGTGACTTTGATGACTACGGATGTAGTGGTGCACAAAGCTTTAACCTAACTGTAACTAACACTCTACAAAACGTACCAGACATTTGTGAAGAGTCTGGCATTGCTGAAAAACTATTAAGCCAGCGCGAAGTTAGTGCAGAGATCGTATTAACTCTTAGCCGTCACGATGCAGATAAGTTTAAGAAGTTTAGAACTGGTGATGATATCCGTTTGGCATTCAATGGTGGGATTAAAGACGGCGGCCAATGGGTTGCCGGACGTTGTGTAAACGTTTACATGCCTCAAGCTAAAGTATCTAGCTACTCTGTTACTGATACGGATGGCATTGTGACAATCGAAATGACTGTTACAGGATACGTACCAGCAAGTGGTGCTGGTGAAGTATTCATAAACTTTGTATAAGGTGTACATGAAGACTGTAATTATTCCTGAAGTTTGTAAGGGTGAGGGCGCGAAGTACTCTGGGCAACTTGAGATGCGTCCACCTTTTATAGAAGAGCGTTGGGCATATCTTGAAGAGTGTGGGCTATTGCCACAAGGTGATGAGCTAGAAGCAAAAGGACAAACTGGTGTTGATATGACTCGCACTATTGTGCGTGTTCTAATGCCTAAGCTTCAAAACCACGTAACTAAGGTAGACATTGTGTGTAAAGAGACTGGCGAGAAGATCGACAGCCTTGATGCACTACGTTGTGATCCTGACGCTGCTGGTATTTTAATGGAATGTGCAGCTTTGTTGATTAAAGGTTTTAAGCCGGGAAAGCCTTAGCCCAAGCGATTAGACGCGCAACAAACGCGGCTCATCGTGGGGGGGCTTGTAGCAGTGTAGAAGGTAACTTAGTAGTGTCAGAGTGGAATAGTAGAAAGCAGTTAGCAGAGATGGGCTACGTTTGGACTGTACCACTGACTTGTTTTAAGGCCGATTGTTTTGGTATAATCGAAGATGAGCTAGCTAAGATACAAAAAAAGTCGATGTCTAAGGGGAAATAAATCATGGCACAAATTGAAATTGATTTACTCTTAGAATCTAAACAAGCCCTTGATGCTATCAAAGGTTTTTCCGCTCAAGCCAATAAAGAACTAGCTAGCATAAAGACATCTAACCTTATAACTAGTTTTACAGCAATTGCTGATACTGCTATTTATGCAGGGAAGCAAATACTTAGCGCATTAGAAGCGCCAATAAAAGCTGCACAAGAGCAAGAAGACGCCATAAATAGCCTTAACGCTGCTCTTCAACAGAATGGCAATTTTACTGCTCAAATCTCAAAAGATCTACAAGATTATGCAAGTCAATTACAGACTGTAACTAAAATTGGTGATGAGCTTACATTAAGCAATCTAGCATTGCTTCAATCCCTAGCGCCATTATCTAAACAAGGATTAATCGCTGCTAATAATGCTGCTGTTAATCTATCAGCTGCATTAAAGATAGACCTTGAGTCAGCTATAAGGCTGGTTGGTAAAGCAGCAAATGGCAATGTAGAAGCATTTAAAAAATATGGCGTAGAGATTAAAAAGGGCTCTACTGACTCTGAGTCTTTTGCAAACGCACTAGACACACTCGAAAAGAAGTTTGGCGGTGCAGCCACTAAAGAAATAAATACATTCTCCGGTGCATTGGCTCAATCTGCAAACGCATTTAGTGACATTCTAGAAGAGGCTGGCGCTTTCATTATTCAGAATGACACTGTTATTTCTGCTGTAAAAGAATCAACAAGTGTATTTGCAGAATACGCAGAGACTTTAAAAAGAGCCAGAGAAGGAAACCTTCAACAAACTAGTGTATTACAAGAGCTACATAGGCAGCAAAACGAAAATGCTGTAGCTTTTAATGTTCTAAATGCTACGTATTTGCAAAACGCTGGCCTTGTTGATGACCTATCACTAGCCAATGAAGAGCTAGCAAGGCAGCAAAAACTAGTTAACGATGGTTTAAAAGAAGTATTTGGATCTTCTAAAAACATAGATCCTTTTGTAGAAGCGCTAGAAAATGCTTCATTTGCAGCAAAAGATTTAAAGAATAATTTATTTCTTAAAGAGCAGTTTAAAGATTTTCTACCTGACTTAAAGAAGCTTGAAGAGACATTAAAAAATGCAGGCGTAAATGGAATTGAAGCAGCTCGCAAGTTAAGAAGCGAGCGCATCTCTCTAATCAATGACGCAGTTAAAGCTGAGCAACTTGGGATTAAAGAGTCTGCATCTCTACGTAAAAAGATTGAAATAGACTTTCAAAAATCAAGGCTTGATTTTGAAAAGAAGCTAGCAGATGAACAGCAAAAAGCTATACAGCGACAAGTCGATGATGCATCTGCGTTAGTTAATTTATTTGAAGGTAAAGGCCGTGGAGCAGGTCAACAAGGCAATGCATCTAATGTAAGTGGTGGGGATGCTATTATTATAGGTTCTGCTGTAGCTGCACAGAATCTTTTAAAGGGTAGCGAAGGCGCAGTAAACATTCTAAAAGCTGGTGTTGGTACGGCCGCTACCGCTATTCTTGGGCCAATAGGCCAGGTTGTTGGTCCTATAATAAGTGAAGTTATTGGTGTTCTTGCACAGGGCCCTGAAAAAGTTCGTGAATTAATAACAAGTTTTATTCAAGCCATACCCACAATAATAGAAAATATTTTACTAGCTATTCCGGAAGCAGTTATTGCTCAGCTTGAATTACTTGCACCATTAATAGAAAAGCTTTTTGAAGTTGTGCCAAGAGCCATAGAGAATTTTATTTCTAGATTGCCGGAAGTAATCCAGGCTTTGATACAAGGTGTTTTACGAGCTGGAGCTGAGCTAACTGCTAAGATGCCTTTTGTGGCAACACAACTAGCAACTTCATTGATTGCTGAATCCCCAAAAATTGCAGTCTCTGTAATTGATGCGTTTATAAAAGAAGCGCCACGTTTTATTACTGAATTAGTAAAGCAAATCCCAAAGGCTGCTGGCGGTGCAATTGGTGGAATTGGTGATATAGGCGGCGGGTTATTAGGTGGAGTTGGCGACGTATTTGGCGGAATTGGTGACGTGTTTGGCTTTGCTGAAGGTGGCCGTGTACCTGACTCATCTAAGTTCTTAGGCGATAGATTCCCAGCAAGGTTAAATGCTGGTGAGCAGGTTCTAGACCGCGACCTATCTAAACAACTTGAGGCATTCTTAGATGGCCGTGGTCAATCATCTGGACCACAGACAATGGTTGTTAATCTGCAAGTAGGACAAAAAGAATTAGCATCTGTGATGCTAGATTTAACAAGGTCAGGATTCCGGGTGGCAACATGAGTGAATGCGTAAGACTACATGCTAATAATTATCTTGATCTTGATGTACTTGCTAACTCTGACGTAAGTAGCGAGCAAACTGCATTCCCCGTAACTAACGCATATAATGGCAATAGGCGCTCTAAAGTGTGGCGCTCAAATGGTTATTTCAGAGTAACATCGTCTAATAACACTATAATCTTTAGAGAGCAGGCAGGTGTTGATATTACTGCCACAATTATAGCTGATGAGTACACGTCAACTGCGGCTTTTATGACTGCCGTTAAAGCCGCCCTTGATCTTGCTGGCGTAGCTACTTACACAGTGACACAAAATAGTAATCTTAAATTTGTACTAGCGTCTAACTTGGGAGGCGGTGCATCTGTTTTTGAATTGCGTTTTGCAGATGCGCTCTCTACCGCTGAGGATCTCCTTGGATTTGATTCCTTAAACACAAGTAGCGCTAGTACATACACCGCTGATGTAATGCGTATAAACTCAGAAGAGTGGATTTTGTGGGATATGGGCTTACCAACTAACCCAGATTCATTCTTCTTAATTGGTCCACGTAACAGGGCTTTAAAGTTATCCCCTGATGCAACAATTCTATTACAAGGCAATGAGACTAACTCATTTACAACCCCTTCATTTAGCCAGACTCTAACTTATAACGCATCTGTAATAGCTTTGGTTTCAGACACTGGCTTACACACTGAGCCTCTTAGATACTGGCGCGTGAAGTTTGTAGACCAAAACCCACTTGGCTATATTGAAATAGGCGCAATGAGTTTAAATAACTATTGGTCCCCATCTCGTGGCGGTGCTCAATTCCCATTAGAGACACAGCTGATTGATAGGACTGAAACTGTTTTATCTGAGGGTGGACAAACATTCTCAGATATTAAAGAGACTACAGCGGGCTTTTCCCTTGAGTGGAAGGGATACACTAAAGAAGATAAAGAAGAAATTGAACGTGTGTTTGAGTCTGTAGGTACAGGTAAACCATTCTTTTTAACTCTAGATTCAATGCAGGGGTATACTACCGACCTTTCGCAAGCTGTTCGGTATGTTAAGTTTAAATCTGCCCCTAGATTTAGCCTTGTAAGTCCAAACAACTATAGTTTATCAACAGACTTTGAGGAGCAACTTTAATGGGCTGGATTATTAAAGGTGCATGGTATTCTACTGCTGAGCTAGATGGGACAACATTATCTGGGCAACGAATTAGGTTTAATAAAAACCTAGTTGTGCGTGGTGTTAGACCACAGATGATATTCTATAATGATCCAGTTTTTACAAGCCTGTATTTTAGAATCTATTCTGATAGGGCTGGCGTACCTGGTAAGCTTCTTTACACGTCTAGTTCTAAGACTAAAGCAGAGATTATAACGCTAGAAAATGGCGTAAAAGAGCCATTTTTCTCGTTTGATTTGCCTACTTTTAAATCAACTGACTGGTTTCATTTAGTACCAATTGCAGTTGGATATACAGGAACCGCATCAAGCCACATAGCTTGGCGTAAGGCTTGGCCAGATCCTATCTATAGAACTGGGCTTACTACAACGTTTACTAGTTGGGCCGAAGATCCTTATATGCTTCATATTATTGGAGCTGAGTTGTGACCTATGCTGAATTACTAGAAGACGAATCAATTAGGCCAAATTATTTGGCAGTACTTAAGCCACGTCGTAGGATAGATGGCTTTAGCCTAGTAAGTGGTAGCGTCTATAAAGATTCAGTAACTTTAGGACAGGTTGTTAAGGTTGAATTTGACGGTGTTGAGTATACAGAGGTATTTACTGAATCTGTAGCTGCTGGTGAGTGGTATTACAACACTGATACAATGGAGTTATTTGTTAGGCTTGTATCTGGATTAAACCCAAATACTGGGTATTTAGTGGCTACATATGAAATTTATGCAGGTACATTTGATGCACATTGGTACAGAAATCCTTTAAACGATGCAACTAGATCTGTATATTTTGATCCAATAATTAAACAAAGCCCTGTTTTAAAAGAATCTATGAGTGACGCTTTGTTTGGTTTTGCTCCTGTAGAATCTGGTTCAATTACACTAATAAATGCTGAGCATTGGGCCGAAACGCATTTGCGTGACTCTTCATTTGCTGGTGCTGATATATACCTTTACCATTGGTTAGATAAATTAGAGGTAGCAAACATTAAGCTAGTTATGCGTGGCTTAATGGGTGACGTTAGCTATAGTGATGGGCAGGTAAGAATATCAGTAAAGAGCGGGCAAGATATATTCTCTCAAGAGTATAGGAATGAATCAGGTGATGAGTTCTTTACTGTTGATACGTTTGCTAACTTAAACCCTGCTTCAATAGCTAAGCCTATCCGCAGATTTTGGGGCCGCAAGGATGGGGTGCCAGCAACCAATGTGGACTATCAGGACGATAGCCCAACCACATCAGACAACCGTGATTATGTTATATGCAATGGGCAATCTGGACTAGCTGACATAGTTAGAACAGTGCCAGCATCTCCTGTAAGTACAACCACTAGGACTTATGTAAACCTAGTTAACGGGTTAAACGTTGGCGACACTGTATGGATAGATAAGGCATCTGACGAATACAGAATCATTACAACTATAGGTGCTAACTACATTGAGCATGACGCGCTGTCTGTGGCTGCTGGAACTGGTGATACGGTTAAGCGCGCCTTTGTTGGACGTATAGACATTATAAAAGAAGGTGTTTTATACACCGCATATTACAATAGGGATTACACAGTAAGTGTTGCAATGTCTGGTGGTACCTCTGGGTTCTCTTTTAATACATCACTAGAGGCAAATATATCCCTACCAAGTACATTAACACCTAACGATAAGATTCTATGCCGCGTATATGGGCCAGTGAATAACTTAACATTAGGCGGCCCATCATTTGGAAGTAACTCAACATTGCTAGCAAACATGGCAAGACCTGCGCAGATTATACTAGATGTTTTAAAACGTTGCCTAAGTGTTACAGATTTAGACATCAACCAAACTAGTTTTAATGATGCTTTATCTAGTAGGGTTGAGGACTATGGTTTTGCCTTACCTGAAACTAGTAGTAGTAACTATCCTAAATACAGGGATTTAATTTCTAAAATACTGGAGACTTCATTATTACAGCTATCGTTAGACGGCGACCAAAAGTGGAAAATAACTATAGTTGGACCGCTTGGTAGTTCTGATTATTTAATTGAGGACGACGAAATTTTAAGAGATAGCTACGCAGTTGATTTTAATTATAATGATTTAATTAGTGATGTTATCGTAGAATACGACGGTAGAGAAATTTCAAACGATCCAAACGCTACTACTGAGCAAGTATCTCAAGTGTCTTCTGTGTCTAGCACCGCGTCATTTGTGCATAAGGTAAGTCAGTCATTAACTAAACGTGTGCCACTTGTTTTTGAAAGTGACGCGCAGGTCTTATCTGATAGACTTAGTTATGCGTTAGGTGATTATCAGGGTAGGTATACCTTAAAGACTAAAAATAGGTTTTTTGAATCTGGAGTTGGCTCTATAATAGATTCTATAAGATCAAAACAACCTGGATTTTCTTATGACGGTGAGAGTGTATTCACACAAAAGCTTGTAGTGCTTGACGCTGATAAAAGTTTAGACCAAATTAATTTAGTATTAACAGATCAAAAAGGCATCGAAGACAATTCGGCCAGTTGGTAACAGGAGAATATTATGGCACCTATTTCTAGAGAATATGATTTTGTACCAGGACCGGAAACGTCTACACTTCCAGATGTAGCAGATCCAAGTGGTGATGGGGACACGGTTAGTCTTGGTTATCTAAATGATAGATCATATTGGGGCGAGCCTGTAGCTTCTTACGCTGCTGTTCGTGCGTTAACTGCTACACAAAGGGTTGATTATCAAACCCGTAAAGTAAAAGTAAACGGCGCTGAAGACTGGTACTTTGACGATGCGTCTACTGCCACAGATGACGGCGCTACTATTTTAAAACCAACTGACCTTGGCGCGTTAGATCCAGGTCGTTGGCTTATAGTACCTGGAGGCGGTGGTGGAGGCGGTGGTGGAGGCGGAGCAGCTGGACTTGATGTACTTCGCCAAAAACAAGAGCTTGAAAAGTTTGGATTTTTTACAGATCCACTAGATAACTCTGTAAACCTAAGTGGTGCACGGGCTGAGTTTATCTCTACCGTTGAGGGAAACTTGCTTGAGTCACTTGCTATTAGTGACACAACAGCAAAGGTAAGCTGGAACACAGTATTTTTAAATGACTCTGACAAAAACGTTGATGCTACAACTAATTGGGCGGTAGGAAGCGCGGGCGCTAGTTTAGCTGCTACAGCAACGGCAGGTGAGTTTAAAGTAGGCACACAAGCTTTAGAATGGGATAAAAACAACTCTGCTGTTGATGCTTATATTAGATATGACAGAGGAGCTGTAAATCTATATTTAAACTCAAATAGCCGCGCTCTTTATTGGATTTACTTACCAAGTACTACTAACCTTACTTCTGTATTTATAATGCTTGAAGATGGCAGTGGTAACACACGCCGTTGGGATTCCACTACTAACGAGGCTGGCGGCGCGTTAGCTATTGGCTGGAATTTTATTAGTGTTGATCTATCAAATACAGCTGGCACAACAGCTGGCGGTAGCGGTGTCACAATAGCAAATGCATTACAATATTGCAGAGTAGGTGTGATCACTAACCCGTCAACACAAACATACACTGGTATTATTGTAGATGGCCCATGGTTCAGTGCAAGATATGCAAACCAGTATGGATTTACTGGATCTGAACTGACTTTATTTGATGACTCGAATAAAGAAGATATCGTCATTAGTTCAGCAAACACAAGGCTTGCAGGAACCTTGACACTTGTAAGTGCTGTTGGAAGTGCATATGCAGCTAGCTTTACATCTACAAATAGAGCTAGAATAAAGCGTTGTACAATGACTAGTGAGGCAAATGAAGGTTATTACTTCGATAATAGTGGTTCACTATCTGGAGAAGTAAGTCTAGAGCAAGAATTTCGTGGTGCAGTATTAGCAAGAGAGAACGTTAGCGGTGATTTTGAAGCATATATAGATGCATACCCAACACAGTTATATACTGTAACTGCTGTAGACGTAGCAGACATAGACGTAGAGGATACTGTAAACCAAAGCGCAAACCTAGTAAGTGGTAACACAGTTGATATATTCTCGGTGTCTTATGCTGACGGCGAAGTGTTTTATACAAAACGTTTAACCACTACACTAACAAGTAACAGCTCGCACCTAAGTGGTGTAACAACACTGCCACTTTCCCCTGGTGCAACAGCTGTTGGAGACATAGTAGTAAAAAGAAATTTAAGCGCTGCTGAGTTTAGCGTTGCAAACATTGGTGCTAACGAGGCAATGGGATCTCTTACGCCAAAAAGTGATCCTGATGGAATACAATTAGTAAACTTAGGCGCTGACTACCCTAATAAGGAATATGTTTGGGCGCACTGGTACCTAGGAGGTGCAAATAGCACTGAGGGTAGAAAAAATAGATTTGGTGTGGCTCCTAGCCTTGTTGAGGTTGGCGCTCCAAACTACCAAGGTGAATTTTTTAAGGATAGATTTTCAGCCACAAGCTTAAACGGATCATCAAATTACTTTCAACTAAGTTCTAGTGATAGTGAGGTAATTAGTGGTGATAGCGCTGATGTAAGTAGGCTTGCAGGTAGTATCTGGGTTTACTTACAAGCTGATGCTACGGAACGAGCAATCATTAGTCGGTTTGTAACATCAACTGGCTGGGCTATTTATAAAAACACATCTAACGAAATTGTATTAAGATTAGCTGATAGTGGTATTAATAACTATACAACCGCTACAGTTAGCGCTGATGGCTGGTTTCACATTGTGTGGGATTTTGCAGATACAAGCGGCATAGCAAGAGTATGGGTAAACGGTACGCTATATAGTTTAAGCACTGGTAACGTAGGGGATG